AATGATGAGATAGATTATATGCGTTCACTTTCTTATGCAAACTTTAAGACTAAATAACTAAAAAGATATTCATGTCAACCACAAGTTCAGAATTTTTAATAGACGGACTATCTTTTGTCACAAAGACTGATGGAGATTCTGCCACTGTAGTAAGAACTTCCACAGGTAGTGCCATCACTCAGAAAGAAAAGGATGCTGCTGGAAGCTTCTACGATAGTTCTACTGATACTATAGACTATGCAAAAATACATAACCTAGATTTTGGTCCTAACTTTTTAAATAAGTTAGGTGGTAGTGATGAATGGATGGGAGAAGCACTAACAGATAGTGTATATAAAAATGCATTCAAAAAAGCAACAGGAAAGACTGGACAAAATTTAAGTTTTGCTGCAGCAATAGAAGCAAATAAGTATTGGGAATCAACTCCTACTAATAGTAATGCTAATGGCAAATCTAATAGAGGAAGAAATAGCACTATGAGATATCCTCTCAATGAGAGTCATAGAGTAAAGTATGATTACCTACAAGTAACTGCTTATAAACATGAAGCAAATACATTTGCAACCATAGGAAATCAAGGGTTTACTGATGCTGATGAAAGAATAGGTGTCAGTGTAGGGAAAGTCTTTCTTCCTATGCAACCTGAAGGATTAGCAGAAGGTAATGGAGTTAATTGGGATAATGGAACTGCAGGAGCAATAGAAGGAGCAGCATTTAGAACAGCTCAAGCTGGTATTTCTGCAGCAGGAGAGGAAGGAAATGTATTAAAGAATGTAGCTACATCTTTAATGACCCAAGGATCTGAAGAAGCTCAAAACCTTTTCCAAAGATCTGGTATTAGTAATAATGATATTGCAGCTTTCTTTGCATCACGTGCTGTAGGAAACAATAGTCTCTTCACTCGTGCTACTGGTAAAGTATTAAACCCAAACCTTGAACTACTATTCAATGGTCCAAAGTTAAGAAACTTTAGTTACAATTTTAGATTTACTCCAAGAGAAGAGAGAGAAGCAAGGGAAATTAAAAGGATAATTAAATTCTTTAAGAAGAACATGGCTCCTCAAAGAGTTCCTAGTAAATTATTCTTAAAGACTCCTAATGTATTCAAATTAAAATACATTTTTAAAGGTGGAGGACAACATCCATTCTTAAATAAATTAAAAATGTGTGCTCTCAAAAATTTCAATGTTCAGTATGCACCTGATGGATCATACACGACATATGATGATGGTTCTATGACTGCTTACAATGTCTCTATGGACTTTGCAGAATTGAATCCTATATACGAAAATGATTTTGATGATGACAGTAACGATATGGGATTCTAACAATGACAAATTCTTATTTCAAACAAGTACCAAACTTTGAGTATGTCAATAGGACTGCAGGAAATAAAGATATTTCCAGTTATATTACTGTAAAAAATCTATTTAAAAGAGGAAGGATTAGACCTGACATATTTGGTAACTTAAATTTCTTTACCAAGTATAAAATAATTGGTGATGATAGACCAGACAATGTAGCTTACCAAGAATACAATGACTCCTCATTAGATTGGGTGGTTCTTTTATCTAATAATATACAAAACTTACAAACAGAATGGCCTCTTCCCCAAACTTCTTTTGATGAAGTGCTGCTTGATAAATATGGAACCTATGAAAAATTACATGCAGGTATCCATCATTATGAAACTATAGAAATTAAAAACTCTAAAGGTGGAGTAATATTACCAGGAGGATTAAAAACTCCTAACACATGGAAGACTAATGGCAACTTCATTCAAGCAACCAACACCAAAGTCAATCAGATTTCTGGTAGTGATGCAAAGGTAGCCACAGTTACCATGTATAATGGTATTAAAAATTTAACAGTAGGATCAGAAGTTCTTATTAATAATGTATCTTCTAGTGTATATAATGGTAGATTCCCTATCACATCTGTTCTTAAAGTAGGAGATGTGGTTATTAAATTTACATATGATCTCCCCTCTGCTCCAGATATTAAATTGCCAGAGATAGAAGGAGTAGAAGAAGTTATTTTTACTGTAGAAGGAGCAGTTGGAACTGGTAATGCATACTACTATGAGTATTATGATGACAATGCTTATCATACTATTCCAGTAGCAAACATGGTAAAAGCAGTTACCAACTATGAATATGAAATTGAAAAAGAAACTGATAAAAGAAATATATACCTATTAAAACCAGACTATCTAAATGTAATCTTCAATGACTTAGATGACATCATGCCATATAAAAAAGGTGCCGCTCAGTATGTGAGTGACACCTTAAAGAAAGGAGAAAATATTAGACTGTATCAGTAACCTATTTAAAAAATAGATTAATGTATGCTGCTATGACCAGAAGGGTCAAGCAGATCTGATTATATTTCAACTATCAGCTAACTTTTGAAAGTAACTAAGAGCATCATCCTCATCTGACCTAGCAGCTGCTACAGTTGCTGCGACCTGTTCTTCAGGTCTTGGAGGTAATTCCTCATTAGCAACTTCCTCATCTAGTCTAGGAGCTTGGACAGGTTTCTGTCCCAAGACAGTCTTCAGACGTCTCTCCAAATCTTCATATGACTTAAACTGATCTGGTGCGGTAATAGCAGATAGAGAATACTGCTTCTTCCACAATGCTTCTAATGCATCATCATCATCTAGTAAAGGTACTACCTTATCAAACTCAGACTTATCATAGTTCCAGAACCCATCCTTCTTAACGATCTTCAGCTTAAAGTTTGCACCCTGCCAGAAATCAAAAGGATTGATTGGAGTTTCATCATCAAACTCTGGTTGCATTGCTTCCAGAACCTTATCAAATATTTTCTTACCATACTTAAACAAGAATACTCTCCCCTCATTCTCTGGATGAAGAGGATCTTTTACAACATAAACGTTGGAGTAATAAGATAGCTTGCGCTTCTGCTTACGTACTGTATCCTTATCAGCATCATTACCACTGTTCCATAACTGACGATTGTAGTCAGATACAGGATCTTTGCCACCATTTGTGGTCAAAGAGTTTTCAATAAACCATCCACCTGGTCCTTGGAATGCATGTGAGTAGACCTTTACCCAAGGGAGTTCTTCTCCATCAGGTGCTGGAAGGAAACGAACAACTGCTGACCCAACGCCAGTCTTGTCCAGTTCTGCTTTCCAGAATCTTTCATCTGCTCCACCAGAAGATGAATTCATCTTCTCTACTTCTTTTACTAGTCTGTCAGTAAGAGAACCCAGTTTGGATTGCTTTTTCAGTTTGTCAAAAGACATTTAGATTACCTCGTATTTGTTGAGATTTGGCTTGTGTGTATCCAGTATACTTGAGTCACCTTGCAGTGTCAAGTACTAAATCCTTAAGGATTTTTTTGTATGAGAATACATCTATATTTAGGAAGGGAGAATACTTTTTCATTCTAGTAGACGTGACCTTCCAGACAGGATCATCTAGTTTCTTATCAAAATTATTTTTATAACCTAGTATCCTGTCTAGTATCAACATAGTCTCCAAAGATATACTACCTTGAAGATGTTTCTTTAATAGTTGAGGGTGTCTGCTACCCTCTATGGCAAACAACATATCAAAATCATTACCACATATATTAGAATCTACTTCTTGCTTGAAGACATAAGAGAGTGACTGTACTTTCCTACACCACTCCTTATAATTACTGTCTCCATTCTTCATCAAGTCTCCAATCCACAGTGTCTCAGGGTCACTACAGGAAACAAAGTTTGCTACAAAAAAATCTTCTACTTCCTTTTCAGTCTTCTTCCTACACATCTTCTCAAACCAAAACCTATCCTTCCTCTTATAAAAAGCTTCTACTGTTGCTCTAGTTCTACCATTATATTTGTGATAATCATAGGAGTCTCTAGTAAAATGATTCTTTAGTGCAAGATAAATCTTATAGCAATCAAAAGGCATCATTAAAATATAGGTAGTTTAGCTCTGGATGTTCTCTTTAAAAAATTAAGTTCCTGTGCTTGATACTTAATCTTTTCCTTTAATGGTTTGGGTATCAGTTTAGGAACTGATTCTAAATCTATACTATTCTGCTCACAGAAATGCACAATAGCATCAATGTAATTCATGTTTTTATTATCCAGTACAAGTTGTTCAATAGCTTGAGCAAAACGTGT